TTGTATAGCCTTGCTTGTATATGCCGCCCTGTCTACCTCTAAAGTATGGGAATGGTAGCTCAGGAATCTTGTAAGTAACTTCGGTAGAAATTTCTGCACTCTTTAAAGTAACAGTATTATCTTCTTCAGTAGCTTTGGCAATCTTAGAGTTAATAGATATAGGGCTTGTAATCTTACCTTTATGCTTGCAACCTTCGCAACCGCCGGGGTTATAACCTTCAATAGTTACGCAATGATAAGGTCCACCTATGTCGTTAGCCTTGTTTTCAGTATCTTGAAACGAATACTCAGGGTGAAACTTAGACATCTTATGGATAGCGCTATCCCTATCTTCGCAGAATTGAGCGATAGACAGCCCAGCACGCCACATATTGTAGTCAATCGTACCTTGATTTTTATGGAAGTAAGTAAGCTGTGCGCACTCACCCGACTTCATAATAGCTGAGAAGTTAGATACTTTATTACCCAGTAATCTGCGGGTGGTCTCATCCATTGGTCGGCGAGGGGCTTTATTTAAGTCAAGCTCAATCTCAATATCGCCTATTACCTTAGCCCGAAACTCCTCGTAGTCCATGGGTGGGCATTGCGCCTTCCACTCTACCTTTAAGGGTGGGTCAGATTTAAAGTTAAGGGTATCAGGGATACGCAATACTGCCGCCATATCGGTAATCTTAGATGGGTCAGCCTTAATGTCTAACCGCTTTAATTGTTGCTTCCAATACTCGCAAGTCTTTACCCACTCTTCTTTTTCAAGGGTGCGGTTCATTACCCAGTGTACGTGGATGCCGTTACCTGAGAAAACAATATTAGGTTTAGGTAAATCTAGTTCAGCGCATAGGCGCTTAATATCTGTAATCGCTTCGGCTTGGTTAAGGTAGCCAGTACCCGCATCAAAATACGACTGTCCACAGTCTAAGTCAAGCCAAAATGATTTTTGCCACCCTGCGTTAATTGCCTTTCTATTTTCATTTGTAATAAATTTCGAGCACCCGAAATATACGTCTTTCTTTTTATCCAGCAGTTCTTGAATTAAAACTTCAGCTTCTGCAATAGTTTGTACAAAGTGCGTAATCGGTGTGGTCTTTTTCTTGTAACTTCCTATGCAATACCAGCCGAGACCTTCCTCAGGCAGTATCGTAGAGAGAAAACTATTCCACGAGGTCATGTACATCCTCAAATTGCGCCGACAATAATCCCATCTAGCTGGATGGCACCCAGCTTTCCGGTTGGCTTACGCCTTCTTTTTTAAATACTTGTAAATCTTTACTTCATGTACTTTATTGGGTTCGCTCTTACCTAAGAACCAAGCGTATATAGCTGTGCGAGATACACCAAAATATTCGGCTACCTCTATTACAGAAATATCTTTCTTGATACATAGTTTAGCTAGCATTACGCCAACTAGTTCTTGATTGGCTTTAGCAACAGCCTCAGTAAATTTTACGGAATATCCAGTCATATTATTCTTATTCGGTGGGGCTAGCGGTCGTTTATTTCGCTATTTAAGCACTCACACACCCCGTTACTATTATGCCCAGTCGTCTAGGACAGCGTTAATATCCTTAGGCGTTTCCGCTTCAGTCTTCTTAGCACGCTTTACTGGCTCAGGCGTTACTTCAACTTCAGTTTCAACTGCATTTAACACAGGGTCTGCAATCTTAGCTTTTGGCTTAGGTGCTTCAATAGCAACTGCACCATCAATAGCCGCAGGAGTTTGACCGATAGCTGTCTTAGCTTCTGCTGTCTTACCTTTAGCTAGTGCGTTAGCAAACTCATCTTCTTCCAAATAGCGAACTGCTTTGAAAGTAAGTTTTGGTGTGGCGCTACTTGTGTCAAAACGCATCTCTGTAACTACTGAAGTCACTGATACATTGTTTGTACCCAAGAGGCGTACATAAGCTTCTAACGGTAATTTACCATCAACACCTTTACCGAAAATAGACTGCGCTGGTAGGGTTAATTGGAAGATGTCACCATGCTGGTCGTTCTCAAGCAATACTGCTAGACGGCGACTAAAACGGCACGCACGACCTTTACCGCTTGGGTGCGAGCCATCTACGTTCTGTGGGCAATCTTTGCAAGTAGCCGCTTGTGGGGCTGTGCTTTTTGGATTTGGTCCGATACCGTTATCAGAGAAGCAATCAGGCATCTTAGCGCCTTGACCTTCTGAGAAAGTAGCCTCGTAGAAAGTGCGGGAGTTATGCTGTGCCGCCCCAACGATAACCACATTCATTGAGCGCTCTTCGTTCTTAGCAACTTCCTTACCTTCAACTACCATACGGAATACAGAACCCTTAATTGAGATACGCTTGATGCTTGGTCCTGTGGATACTGCGCCACCACCCATAAGGGCTTTGGTTGTCTCGTCTACACCGCCACGCAAGTGGGCTGGTAGGTTTCCTTTTAACATACTTAGTTCGTTACTCATTTACTACTCCTCTTGTTGTGTTGGTTAACGCTTCAATATCTGCTTTGTGAAAACGCAGTTTTGTTCCTACCTTAAAATGCGGTAGTTTTCCTTCCCTACATAAAACATAAATTGTTTGTCGAGAGACACGTAGTATCTTCGCAACCTCATCGACTGTCAATGGCAAGTGTTCCATTGTTATTTTCTCCTTACAGTAACTGTGTACTTGTTATTAACATTCATGCCAACTGGCATTAGCGTTGGGTTTTCATCTAAAAACTGCTTCATATTTGTGGTACTTATACGGCGTTCTAAGACTTGTGGAATATCATGCTCCTTAATAAAAGCGTACATGTTCTCCCAATCAGTAGTTTCGTATCTTGTCTTTACAGACCTAAATACAGTGCCAACTGCCGTCTTAATGCTATCCGCACCAATGTCCTTGCATAGCTTTAATAATTCCTCGGCTACCATTTCCATTTGTGCTTCAATCTTTCTATCTTGTTCTTCGTAAGCCGCAAGAATTTCTTTACGCTTGTCACGCATTTTTATGTACGCACTAGCTAGCTTATCTGCTTGTACTTGTTCGCTCATCTTGTTTTCCTCTCTGTTCTCTCATACCACTGTGTAATTAAGCTTTTTAAACTTTCTACACTATCTCCCCAATCTACCCATCCTTTGTGTGGGTTAAATAATTGCACCTTACTTACTTCCATACCATCGTCAGTATTACCTTCGATTAACACTACAAGAAACCCCGGCTTTTTAGCTAGGTTTTGTAAGAGAATTTCTTGCCCCCTACTGATACTTTCATTTGGTCTTTTCCATTCGCCTATTAGAAAGTCACCTTTTCTTTCTAGTACCATATCTAGGTTAGAAGGGAGAAATCTAGGATTGCTAGGTATAATCCCAATCAGGTCAGCAAAGTCAATATGCTTCGCATCAGGGTTACGCATAGCCGTCATTCATTCTCCTTTCTTGTAAGTATACTATAACTCTTAACAATGTCAACTAAGTAAGTCATTGTACAACGCCATAATACTTCCCTGAATGTCCTGCTTGTTTTGCAGTGCTTCGTATAGTCTTTTTTCCACGCTTGAGCCTTTGAGCCTGATAACTGTACAGGGGTTTTTCTGCCCGCTTCGGTGTACTCGAGCATTAGCCTGAGCATAGGTTTCGTAGGAGGTAATCGGACCCCACCATACGATTGTGTTTGCGGCATGAAGGGTAACGCCATGACTAGCGGCTTGTGGCTGGATAATCAATACCCGAGGGTTTGGAGTTTCTTGAAATTTCTTGAAGATTTCTGTACGTTTGTTTACAGGTACTCCACCATGTATAAGGTCTACTGTATAGCCATCTGCTTCGAGACTTTCTTTAATAACTTCGATGGCATGCCTAAATGGTACAAACACCAACACTTTATGGCTAGATTCATCTATAACTTCTTTCAACACTCTTAAGCGGTTAGACGCATCAAACTCAACAATCTCGCCTGTGTCTGAATATACTGCACCGCAAGAAAGCTGAAGCAATTTGTTAAGGTTAGCCGCCGCATTGATGGTAGTGATTTCTTCCCCTGCCGCATGAACCAGCATCTGCTTGCGTAGCATATCGTAATACTTCTGTTGCTGTGAGGTTAGAGGGACTTCACGCGTTTGGTATGTAATCTCAGGCAGGTCAAGGCATTGCTCTTTGGTATAGCGTATGGCTGGCTGTAATACCTTGTGGACTACATCTTCGGAGTTAGGCTTGGGTATCCACTTAAACATAGTAATCTTTTGCATAACCATGTCTCTAAAGTGCGAGTAAAACTTAGGCACTCCAGTGGGATTGACTAGCTTAGCTATGCCATAGGCATCTACTGGTGATTGAGCCGCCGGAGTTCCTGTCATCATCCACAACCAAGTATGCGGTTTGATTAACGAGTTAAATACCTTCCAGCGATTTGTAGTGGGGTTCTTATAGGCGTTAGCCTCGTCTACAATAATTAAATCAAAGTTAGCTTTATCAATCTCGTTGTGCACAATTTCTATGCCGTCAAAGTTAATGATTACAAACTCGGCGTTACCTTCAATAATCTTTTTACGCTTTTCTCTACTGCCATAGGCTGTGTCTACTCTGCGGTGTATAGCAAACGTAAACAAGTCTGCACGCCATGCGGCATCCATAATAGATAGCGGGCATACAATTAAAACTCGTTTGATTAGTCCTAGATTTATTAAGTAATCAGCCGCCCATATAGCTGAAGCAGTCTTGCCTGTGCCTTGTTCGTTAAATACAAAAGCCCTACGATGTAAGGTTAGGAATGATGCGGTTTCTTTTTGATGCTCAAAAGGTTTGTATTGACCGGGCCAAACATACTTACCTTTAATTGGTGAGGGTATGTTTTGTATTTTTAAATTTTTGAGGACTTGCATTTCCTCCAAACCCCAATGCACGAGGACTTTGTGAT